TAATACGGTATCGTTAGGACTATATTCCCCTTGATTTGAATTAACAGGTAGTGGTGGATTATTATATGTAATATTTAAATTATAACCTCCATTTGGTCCATACTCATTTAATGGATATAGTTGTTGAGCATAAGGGTCTTGACTAATTAACGTGTCGGGAGAGTCAATAACATTTGAGACAGTTTGAGAGATTTCATAATTCAATGACCCTGATGGTGGTGAATAAACACCTGGCACCGTATATTTTGCCAAATTTTTGGCCATCAAACTATTTCTAAAACTAGATGTCGATACAAAAGATAAAGTACTCTCTGTCATGTATTATGTTTTTTTATAAATAGAGTTTATGTTTATTTTTATCCAAGATTCGCCATTTTAGCCATTTGTTTTCTTGCCACGATTGGGTTTGAACCGTTTGACCCATTAGCATTACTTAAAGCACTTTGAACCGCCCCTATTAACGCCCCCTTAACAGACGGGTCGTTAAACGCCAACATTAATTGTGAGGTATCAACATTCGATGGGGCGTCAATCTTAATGTTTAAATTAACATTAACGTCTTCCATTTTAATGTTTGAGGCACCAACAACAGAATTACTATTAGTTGAGTTTAAATTTTCAAGAGCCTCTTTCCCTTTGGTCATACCAAAAATAGTATCAATTGCCAATGGTTTAACCGTTTCACCAGGAAATTTAATAAAATCTGTACCTTCGGTTACATTTATGTTTTCATGTTCCGCAGCCGCACCTACCGTTTTTTTAACAATATCTTCCATTATTTTGATTAGTGGATTGGCGGATTTGGTCAACTCATCGAGAGCAGTTTTTGTATTTTCCCATGACTTTTGAAGAGTGGTCTCTAAATATGTTGCGGTTGATGCCACAGCGGTAAATAAACTTTCCATCCCCTTTCCATCACCAACGTCCTTAATAAACTTATCTAAATTTCCACCAAGATTTTCCCTAGCACTTTTAATTGAATAAGCATCCGCAACTTTTGGTAGGACCCCTGAGACTTTCCTTGCAGCGTCTTCCGCCGTTGTTGCTGCTTTGGTTCCCGCTAAACCAAGTCCTGTTCTATCTTTAATTGACTCAATGTTCTTGTCTATACTTTGTTGAGTGGTTAATTGGCCTTTTGCATAATCCTCCATTGTTTTTGGAGCTTTTTCGGACGCCTCAGTAATCGCTTTAATATCTTTTTCATCAAGTTCAGTAACGTTTTTAGTTTGAACATCTCCTTCTGCATCGGTATAGGTTACCTTATATTCACCACCCTCACCCATTTCGGCCATATTGGCAATTAAATTTTGAGTCTTTTCATCAGTTACATCATTAGAAAATTTAATCTTACTCATTTTCAATTCTAAATCTCCCGCAGCTAACGCCATTTTTCCTAATTCACCTCTAGGTAATTGCATCGCCTTTTCAATTTCCATCATCCTTCCCTTTTCTCCCGGTAAAATTTCAAACCCTGTTCCGTCAGCCTTTAATTTTACAAATGATTTTGACATCTCCGCAATTTGATTTTGAAGTTCGGCAGGGTCATTTCGTGCTAAATCCATTAACCTTAATGGGTCCAATAAATCACCTTGAGCGACACCTAATCTTTGCATTGCCGCGGCCATATCAATCGCTTGTTCAGGGTCAAATAATCTGTCTGCCATGGCAAGAGTAAATTTCATATCGGTTCTCAAATTAACCGCTTGTGCCGCCATTTTTGCCATTCCCTCAATACCTCCTTGGAAGTTGTATTGATTCATCGACGCCATGTTCTCAACAACTTGGGAGGAAACCGCCTGACCATTAACCCCAATCTCTCTTGCGGTATTCATAACCTTTGTCATTTGGTCACCAATTGCATATACGGAAAATCCCGCATCTTTAAAACTCGTAGTTAGTTCACCCGCCTTTACACCAGTTACTTCAGTGGTCGCATAAAGTTTTTCGTAAGATTGTGAATTTAAAATTAAATTGGTTCCTAAAGTTTCACTGATTTTGGTTTGTAGATTAACAATATCACTAAACCCTCCACCCAAAAGAGTAACACTTGTAACGGCTTCGGCCATAGCCGCCTTAAGCGCAGTTATCTGTTCTTTTCCTTGACCAAAAACTTTTGTAACCTCAGTTGCTGCTTCCTCAACCTCAGCAATTTTATCTTTTATCGCGTCAACGTCAAAATTAGTAAGGAACGCCTTTTCAATTTCGTCCAATACACTTTTGGTATACCCTTTAATACCCTCTAACGGTTTTTCTGCGTCATTAAAAAAATATCCCATTTAACTTGTTTTACTATAAATACATAACACACCCATTTTTTTATACTAATTTTTGGGTGTGTTATGTTCAATGATTTTTTCAATAAGGAATTTTCTTTCGTATGTTGGCATACGATAAAAATCGGAATATGATGTTCTAAGAAATTTTGCCATTAGATAATATTCCTCGATGAGGTATTGTCGGTAGTTAGAAGAAAGGCCGAAAGAACTCCACCCCAAAGGTTATCTCGAAAGATACCATTTCTCCTGATGGGGCGTTTGTTGTTCTTCTTAGGTCTAATGACGGTTCGTTATCTCTCATGAAGTTACGAATGAATTTAGAATCCATAATTGGTAAAGACTCAATAAACACCGCAATTTGTCCTTTGTCTGTAATTCCGTCAACCTCTTGAATTTGTTTATTTAATCTCCATGTAACTGTTGGTGCAACTCGTCCCGCAGGATATTGGTCACCTAATTTACCCAACTCTAAAATTTCAGAGTAAGTTAATGGTTTTAATTTAACCGTTGAACCTGATTTAGGTAGTTTCGTTAAGAATAACCCATTTTCATCAGGTTTAGATTGAGTTTGTTTAATATTTAATTCGTCTAAAATAACAGTTACATTAAACGGTTTACTTGTCTTAGGGTCAACCAAATTAATAACATATTCAGGACCAAAAGAAGTATTTCTTAAATAAATCATAATCGCCTCAACATCACCATTTAAAAGCTCCTCAGGTCTTAATTCACTTTCGTAAATTTTACTTCTAAGTAATGTTAAAATAATGTTGGTATTTGCGTTTTGAGCGGCACCAATTAAGATGTTTTCGTCATTTGCGGTTAAATAACCCACTTTAATTGATTTCTTTTTAGATTTGTAGTATATCCCACCTGAAGGTAGGGTTACAACATCATGAGGTAAGTTAAACCCTTCGGTTCCCGCTTTAATTAAGTCTTGTTCCATATTGAATTGTTTTTATTATAAAATATAGGACAAGTCAGTTTTTTATAAAGATAATTCTTTTTTTAATTCGGATATTATCCACTCAGGTCTTTCATTAATATCTTTTTCCCAATAACGAAGTAATATCATTCCGTGGTTTTGACATAAGGTGTTTTTATAGTTATCATTTTTTTTTGTAAGTGATTGTGTTTCGTACAAAACTTCCGAATGTTTTGTATTAGGGTTACAGTGATAAAAATCTCCGTCAACTTCTATTAGTATATTTTTATCTTTAATCTTAAAGTCGAATAACCTTTTTTGAAACTCGTGTTGAAATTCGTGTTTAATATTAAGTAGGTTTAAAATGGTTTCAAATTTGGATTCTAATTTACTCTTTTTATTAGATAAGTTAGATTTTAACCATTTTATTCTTCTAATGGACGCATCTTCTTTTAATTTAGGGTTATTCTTATATCTTATTTTTTGAGATTTTGAATTTTTTATTTTAGACATCTCAGTTTTAGGAACTCCTTTTAATTTTTTAGAAATTTTTTTACCCCTTTCTTTATCATTACGTAATTTTTCTTTAATTCCCTCAATTTTTTCTAATGTTTCAGGTGTTTTATTTTCCCACCAACCAACATACTTACCTTCTTTCCAATTTTTCTTTTGAGTTTCAATTGCCTTTTGATGTGTGTTGGGATTTTTATGAAAATTATTTTTACCAGGAACTCTATTGTGGTGAGATTGTATAAATTTAGAATATCCTCTTCCTACCGACAAAAATTTTGTCGTTTTTCCACACCCACATTCACAAGTAGGTTTAACACCATTTAAAACATAATCAATATAAATTTGTTCTGAAGAAATATTATGTTTCTGAATAGAATGTGACCTTAAAGAGTTTAAACCCTCACATTCTTTTTGACATATTTTACAAAAAAAAATTCCCATATAAATAAATATATAGGAATTTCACAATATTGTCAATGAATCGATGTATTTTAATAGTTAAAAATCAATACACTAATATACAACGGTCCATACGAATCGTGGCAGTAATACTCGCAATCGCGTCAGTACTATAACCCAATGAATCAAAGTTAACGTCAGATAAAAAACTTCCCTCCATAATCCATTTTTCCACAACAACTCCTGTTGGGTCTAACATCTCAAGGTCAACATTTTTCTTGTACCCCGCGGCATATCCCATACGACCTGTTACAGACTCAGCACATAAACGTACCCACTCCATAAGAGCTTGTGACGCTGAAGGTCCGATTGGGTCACGGAATTTAACGTTCATTGTTCCCCAAGTGAAACGACCTGCTACATACGTTGAAGTATTTAAGAATGGTATCTCAAGAGCGTTAATTGTTATATGTGGTCTAGCGGCCGTTTCTACGAACCATTCGTTAATTCCCAAAGTCGAAGGGAAACGAAGTATGAACCTGTTTTGTCTTTTCGGTTCGTAAGGAATCGGCATTTTCATTAGTAAATCAGCCATTGTAATATTTTTTTGTTTGTTTGTTTGTTTATTTTATTATAAATATATCGAGATAAAAAATTTTCTCTTTACTTTGTTTTTTTTTATTTTAATTTTTCTAGTATAAATTATCTAGTTAATATTCTTTTTTTATTCCTCCTGCGGTTAAATATGTTTTAAGTATATTATTTGGTTCTTTTTCAAATGAAGATTTAACTGTTTCAACATTTCTTACATCATCATCTGAAAACCCTATTGTAGGTATAAAATTATTAGTTATCTTGTTTTTAAGGAAGGCTTTCTTGTGAATCTTTGAAGACATCTCCCTAACAAATTGGACAAACTCTTTTAAAGCTTTAATTTTACCTTCTTCAGGGTTGGTTGCAGAACCTTCACCATAAGACACAGGATAAAACTTACACATATCAAGATATTCTCTAATCATGTCTTTTTTAGACATTTCACCTTCATCGGCTAAATCTCTATATTTCTCCAAATTTTTAACTAATTCACTTGAACTAATTCCCATATGGTTAGATACTATAAGGTTATAGCAAGACTCTTTAATAACACTTGGGGTATGTCCCCTTGCGGTTACTATTGAAAAAATCGACCCGTTGTTAATTGCTTCAACAAAATCTTTCCAAGCGGGGCCTGGTTTGGCTAATAAAGAATCAACAATAAATTGTCTATCGCCTTTAACTCCAAAATATTTAAAAGGGTCTTCATCAAAATCTACAATAGTGTGTCCTTCATATTCAAAAGGGGTTTTACCAACATCAATTCTATGTTTTGCAAAATCTTCTGTAGACATTCCTACTTTATCACCGTCTTCGTCTTTTAAACGTACTTTAGTTGGCATGGTCATTATATTATCGTCCCAATCAAAGGCGTAGTATTTCATGTCGGGACTACCCTCTTCATCAATACCTTCTATAATTCTTTTTTTATATTTTAACATGTTGGTTACTTAATAAATAAAGACAAGTCGAGTTTTATGTCGACTTGTCTTAATATTATTTTTAGATATTATCAAACGATGCGCCCGTAGGAGTAATATAGAACGTGATGTCTATGAACTCAAGAGATTTAGTTGGTTTGATATAGATTTTACCTGTTAATTGGTTTCTATCTAAATCCGCAGCGTCTGAAGAAACTGTTACACGGAAATCGTATAAACCTCTGTCTCTTCTAATAGCGTCTAAGATAGGGTTAACCGCATCCAAGAAATCTTGTCTTACTTTCTCATCGTTTTGTTCAAACAATAATCTTACTGAAACCGCTGAAATTAATTTACGAGCTTGTAACAATAATCTTCTTACGTTGATTCTGTCAAGAGCAGATTCTCTAATTTGCATTGTCTTGTTACCCCAAATTACAGTTCCAACATCAGAGAAGGTTGCGATTGGGTTAATTCTACCTTTATAAAGAACATCTCTATCTTCTTGAGTAAGTTTCTTTCTTGCTTTGATAGCACTTACGATACCACGAGTGTAACCCGCCGCAGCGAACCAAGGGAAAGCGATATTATCTGTTAACGCCAAGTTTCTTGTTACCTCAGCCGTAGCAGGGATATAGATTTGTGTGTTATTTACAGTGTCTCTTGTTAAAACCCATGGGTAATAAGTAGCCGTGTAGTTTGAGTCAATACCTGCAGTTTCCAAATTGTCTACCGCTTCTTGTGGATAAATTATATCTAATTGGTCTCCTGTTGACGGAACAAACATGTTGTAGTCAGGTGTTGTACAGATATAAATAGAATCTGCTCTATTGAACTCAATCATTTCGATTGCGTCACCCACTAAGTTAGAATTATTTAAATAATCAATACCAGGAGTAACGAATACGTTAATATTAACCGCCTCAGGATTAGAGAATGTTTGTTGACCTAATAAGTAAGCGTAATAGTCGGTGTTTGCATAATCTTGTCCGTTGTCACCAACAGTGATTTGTTTAAACGCTCCCCATCCTGTAGCCGTTGGGTATTTGAAGGAAGGACACGCCCCATTTCTATAACCAATTTTACCTAACACGAATCTATCAGCGTTTGTTCTATGTTCTCTATAGATATCCCATCCGTCAAATCCTCCACGACATAATAACGAAAATTTACGTGCGTATAGTCTATAATACGGATTCGTATCCTCGTCAGGGTCTGAAGTAAATGGTGCAGAACCTACGTAAAACGCTGGTGTACCACTTGTTGAAAAATAGTTCGGTACCTTGATTACAAGTGCATCAATGTCCATATGGAATCCTCTTGTTCGGTATGCCCATTCATCTCCTGAAACGTCTGTACAAACATCTAATGGTAATTGTTTACCTTTATATGTGTAGAAATCAACGTCAAAACCAACCGTATCAGAAATACCAAGATAAGTTCTACGAACATTATCACCATTACTTCTTATGATATCATCAGCACCTGATGATAAACCAAATGGTGGATTGTAAACAATTTCACCTGGAAAATCATATTTTGTTTTATAAATAGGGAATGGAGGACGAACTCCCGCATATTCTCTAAAGTTATAACCTTCGAAACCACAAGGTAACGCGTCTATTGGTGCGTCATTGTTAAGTTCAATCATGACATATTTAGAATTCAATGCGTATTCCCCGTCTAATGTACCAATTTTTTTAGCGATAAAACTATTATCGTTAGGGTCCATAGAACAGTTAGTGAATTTTTCAAGAACTACAGGACTGTTATCCGAGTCAAAGAAATCTCTAATGATTACATCAAAAGTACCATTGTTAAATGAGATGTTAGCTATTGAAATCTTGACTTCAATGTTCGCATCGTCTCCGTCAGCAATTGTTGTAAATTTAAATAAGTTGTACACTTTAGTACCTCTTAATTCAGATACAACCCATGGTGATACAGGTGATTGATATCTTTCAAGATACCAAGCGATTGATGTTGGGTCATTGCCTTGTCTAGCATTTGGTAATGCCGTTAACTCACAACTTAATCCTCTAATAAATCCTTTTCTCCAACCATAAGTTAATAATGCTTGGAATCTTTCTTCAACAAACAACGGAACTACTGTTCTTGGTTTAGCAAAGTTAGATTGTCCAAATACTTTGGAAATATATTTACTATCGGAATTAGATAATGATGTTTCAAA